ATTTAGATGGAAATTTATTTGAACTAAATAGTAAAGAAGCTAAAAAAGTTACAGCGTTATATGAATCTCTCAACACAAAGAACAAAAAGAAAATGGTTGAGGCGATGAATGAGAGCGCGGATAGTTTAGAAAAAGTAATATCATTCGCAGTAAGGCAGTAATATGGCAAATATACTAAAAGGACAGAAACTCATTGATACTAACAGAAGAGCACTTTTAAAGTATGTGTTCTTGGCTGATGGTACTGCTGTGGCCAATACTACACTTGTAGATGCTTCAATGTTGCAGTTTGCATTGAATACTAGTGGTCAGATCATGACCTCTAATGTCAATCCAAAATCAACATACAGAACCACAATCAAGCGTATTTTTGGTAGCGCAAAAGCCAATAGCTATGTAACTCTTCAATGGGAAGGCGCATCAAATACCGAAATCGTAACATTTGGAAACGGTTCATTCGATTATGATTTCCAAAGCATGGGTGATGGAGCTACCATTTCTAATAATGATACTAGCCCAACTGGCGATATTCTGTTTAGTGTGAACAACAATAAGAACAACGATTCTTTCACCTTGTTCATCGATCTTAAGAAAGATAACAACGATTATGATGCAGGCCAAACTGCTGATCCATATGCATTCAATACGAAGGGTCCATTCCCATGATTGACTTAATCCGTTCAATTGTTAACAAAGACTATGTGAAAGCTGATTCTTTAATATCGGAAACAGTTGAATTGATTATGGCAAAAAAGCTTCATGAAGTAAAGAAAGCTTGTGCAGCTAAACTTCCATTAAGTGAAGGCACTTTGGGCATGAATGTTCCATATGTGCAAGCTCATACTGGAGCAATGGCCGATGGTGGTCATATGACCAGTGTATATTCTAAGGATACTAAAAATGTATTTAATGGTGGAACAGTAAGAGCATATGGCCGCCTTGCAACAAAAACGGATAATGGGACACAAGTTTTTCAAAACAAAAGACAAATGAAAGATTTAGGTAACAATAATGTAGAAATGGGTGGACAATCCAGTTTGACTACAAAATTAAATAGAGAAGAAACAAAAACGACAAAAAAGATGTTCGAACAAGGGTTAGACAAGTCTGCGGCCGAACTAGTAAGACGCGATGTTGTCGAGGAAAAAGAACTGGAAGAACAACTAGAAGAAGCTCGTATTAACATCGTTAAAGCTCGTATTCGTGGTGGTAAAATTCAACGCCGTAAGAAGGTATCAAATGTACCTGGAATGACATTGAGAAGTGGCAAGCTAAAAAGAATGACTCCTGCCGAAAGACGCAATCGTAAGATGGGTCAACGCAGAGGTAAAATAAAACGTAAAGCGAAAATGAATCGCGCAATAATGAAGCGCCAAAGATCGCTAAGAAAAAGAAAGGCCTTAGGTCTATGAAGCTTATTAAAGAAGAAGTAAACGAAATCAGTTTTCTCACTGAGATGAATGAGAAGACTGGCCAAAAAGAGATGTTTATTGAAGGTATCTTTATGCAGGCCGAAACAAAGAATCGTAACGGTCGCGTATATCCTTTTGGCGTTCTAAGCAAAGAAGTAGAACGTTACAACAGTGAATATGTAAGTAAGAATCGTGCGTTCGGTGAGCTAGGTCATCCTGACTCTCCTACTATTAATTTGGATCGTGTATCTCACATGATTACCAAGCTTTATCCAGATGGCAATAACATAATGGGTAAGGCAAAGATTATGGATACTCCTAACGGAAAGATTGTGAAAAGTTTACTAGACGGTGGTGCTAGTTTGGGCGTGTCAACAAGAGGCGTAGGGTCTCTTAAACCCGCTAACGGATATCAACTTGTTCAGGACGATTTTAAGTTGGCCACAGCGGCCGATATCGTTGCTGATCCATCTGCACCAAATGCCTTTGTACAGGGTATTAGAGAAAATGCAGAATGGATTTTAACTGATACAGGTTGGCAAGAAGTTCACTTTGATCAAGCAAAGAAGATGATTAGAGAAGCTTCAAAAAATGAAATTGAGGCAGTAGCACTACGTCTCTTTGAAAACTTTATATCAAAACTTTAAAAATTATAAATAACATAGAAACAAGGAGTATTCTAATATGGGTAAGTCATTAACAGAAGTAGCAAAGGCTATCTTGATGAATGAATCTAACGATTCAGCACCAGATGCCGGCGCTAAGTCTTCAAATCCAAATATGGCAACTTTGAAGCCAGGTGGCGGCGCAAAGGGCGGTGTTGAACCATCTCCAATGGGCAACCAGGCCACTTTAGTTGCAGATGCACCAAAGAAGCCAGGCGAAGGTTCTAACGTTGGTGCTTCCGCATCTACAATGAAGCAAGACACATCTCAGGCTTCACCCTCACGCAAGGGTGCGGTTGCTGCTATGCCTCCTCAAAAGGAAGTAATGGAAGAAGACCTAGAAGTTGAAGATGAAGTTCTAGAAGAAGAATCAGACGTTGAAATGACCGAAGAGCTACAAGAGTTCATTGATACTCTAGTTGCCGAAGGATATAACGAAGAAGAAATCGTTGCAGCTATCGAAGAAAACTTTGATTTTGTAACCGAAGAAACAGAAGAAGAAGAAGCTGCTCCAGTAGAATACGATTATGAAGTAGACATGAACGAACATGTTGAAGCTCTATTTGCTGGTGAAGACCTTTCTGAAGAATTCCAAGATAAGGCAAAAACAATCTTCGAAGCTGCTGTTGTAGCTAAGATGCAGTCAGAAATTGCTCGTCTAGAAGAAGCTTATGCAGCCGCTCTCGAAGAAGAAGTTTCTTCTATCCAAGAAGAGCTATCAAACAACGTTGATGATTACCTAAACTACGTAGTAGAACAGTGGGTAACAGATAATGAAGTTGCTATCGAAGCAGGCCTTCGTTCAGAACTAACAGAAGATTTCATCTCTGGTCTTCGTCAACTATTTGCTGAACACTACATCGACATTCCAGAAGAAAAGGTTTCTGTGATTGAAGAGCTAGGTTCAAGAGTTGAAGAACTAGAAGGAAAACTAAATGAAGAAATTGAACGCAATGTAGAACTTTCAAAGGTTCTATCTGAAAGCACAAAGGAATCAGTACTACACGATATGACCGAAGGTCTAACAGCAACTCAGGCCGAAAAGCTTAAGTCTCTCGCTGAAGGCGTAGAGTTTGTTGATGCCGATACCTTTGCAACAAAGGTTCAGACATTACGCGAAAATTATTTCCCATCAGGTGTCAAGGCTCAGACTGAACTGGATACAATTATTCCAGGTACAGAAGGTCAGACAATGATTGCTGAAGAATCAAACACACCAATGAGCAAGTACGTCCGCGCTCTTGGCAAATCACTTCCAAATTAACGGAAAAATATAAATAATACTAAGATATCTCAAAAGGAGAATTTAAATGTATCTTACAGAACAATTAGAACAGAAGTGGGCACCAGTCCTAGACCACGAAGGTGCCGGCAAGATTGGTAACGCATACAAGCGCGCAGTTACAGCCATTATTCTTGAGAACCAAGAAAAGGCGATGGCTGAAGAAGGCCGTATGCTTAACGAATCTGCTCCAACAAACGCAACATCTGCAACATACGTTCAGAACTACGATCCAATTCTTATCTCATTGGTTCGCCGTTCTCTACCAAAGTTGATTGCTTATGACGTTTGCGGCGTTCAGCCAATGACAGGCCCAACAGGCTTGATCTTCGCTATGCGCTCGAAGTATGCCGCTCAGAACGGTACTGAAGCTTTCTTCAACGAAGCTAACACCCGCTTTACATCAACCAACAAGGCTGGTGATACAGTTGGCGGTTCTCTACAGACAGGTTCAAATCCAGTATCAAACGTACTAGATACAGCCGCTTTCACAACAGCTAACGGCATGACAACTGCTTCTGCCGAAGCTCTTGGTGATTCAGGTTCGAACCTATTCGCTGAAATGGCATTCACCATTGAAAAGGTAACTGTAACAGCCCGCTCACGCGCTCTAAAGGCAGAGTACACAATGGAACTTGCTCAGGATCTTAAGGCTGTTCACGGTCTAGATGCTGAAACAGAACTTGCAAACATTCTTTCAACAGAAATTCTTGCTGAAATCAACCGTGAAGTCATTCGTACAATCTACGAACAGGCTGTTATCGGCGCTGCTTACGGCACAACTTCTGCTGGTACATTCGATCTTGACACAGACTCAAACGGCCGTTGGTCAGTTGAAAAGTTCAAGGGTCTAGTATTCCAGATTGAGCGTGAATGTAACGCAATTGCGAAGGCAACTCGTCGTGGTAAGGGTAACACCCTAATCCTATCTTCTGACGTTGCTTCTGCTCTA